CTTCAGTGAACTTCTGCGCCAGCTCTTTGCCTTCCTTGGATGCAGACCGACGAGCACCCGCCAACTCCAGCAGGACGTTGACGTTCTCTTCGTTGAACTTCATCTGGGCGTAGTTGATATTCAGCCCCTTGCTGCCTTTCGGCTTGACGTTCTTGTCAAACCGTTCACGCACCAGCTGGCGCAACTGCTCTTCGCCCATGGCGATGTTGTCAGCTTCGACTTGGTCGTAAAACTCCTTGGCGTTTATGCGGATCTTGGTGCCATCCACCATGGAGAAGGTGCGAAAGGCCGTCCCAGGACCAGCCTTTGCATCTAGCTCAGCTTCACCCTCAACAGCACGCCGAAGCTTCTCTGCTTGAGCGGCACGCTCTTTAGCCGCGGCCAACCTTGCTTCAAGTTCTGAGCAATCAGCCATTGCAAGTAGCCCTCTCTAGTTGCTTTTCAAGTGCTGAGACTTCCGCCTTAGCTTTGGCCTCAATATCGCGTGCCTTCCTCACCTGTGTCGACGTTGTCGCCTTCCGCTTTCTCTTCTTGGGCTCAGGTTTTGGCTTGGCTACCGCTGCTTGCTCTGCAGTGATGTTGCCCTCTGGAGTCCACTCCAGGCTCTGCGTGCTGACCTCAGTGCCAGGCAGATCAATCTCCGTCAGCTCATTTCCCCCCTTGACGTGGAAGATCGGATCCGCAGGGGTAGTCCGATAGAGACCACGCGACTCGGCAAACAACCGCTTCTTCTGGTCAAATGTCATCTCGTTCCACTTGTTCTTCTCAAACAGCGCTTGGTCGCTAGCCCGCTTGGCAGCACCGTCCAACTCAGCCCAGCCAAACCGCTGCCGCACTTCCTCGATCAGAGCATCAGCACTACGACCGCCAGCCTTGTAGGTGGGCACCTCGTCATTGGCGTAGCGGATCATCATCTGCCCGTCGTCATCCACATCAAACAACGTCTCCAACAGCTGGCCCTGGCTGAACTCAGTGGTCGGCAAGCTGTCAGGGATGGGGGTGACATCCGGCTGGACCTCACCGTTCTCCAGCGCTGACTCCAAGATCTTGCGCTTCATCTCCTCCCGTGCGTCAGGGTCCATGCCCCGGGGCCGATACTCCGGCGCGACATCAACGTTCAAGTTCTGCTGCAGCCCTTCGATCGGCAGCTGCTCGGGCATCACCGCATAGCGGTTCCGGCGTGACGCAAGCTCAACCAACGCATCGACGATGTCTGACTTCTTGGCGTTCCACACCCGGCGGCCAGTCCGTGCCTTCAAGATTGCTGCCACCTCAGGGCTGTTGCTTGGTGATGCCATGCCGCGGAGGATGTCGCGGTTCCAGCCGGAGATGTCCTGCCGGTATGCCTCCAGTGAGGGGTAGCCACCTTCTGTTCTCGATGGCCGCCACATCTCAGTGGCTTCGTCCCACTCCATGTCGCGGATGGGAGGCAGCTCAATGCCGGACTCTGGAGTCAGATCCAGCTGCTGCTGCATCGTCAACGCCAACTGTTCGCCGACGTTCTCAGCCTTCAGCGGCTCAGCAGTGATGTTGCTCAGCTGCATCCGTGCAGTTTCCAGCTCGGCGTTCGCCTTGTTCAGCAAGCGCTTGGAACCCTGCTCGGTGAGCCTGCCCTTCTTGCCCTCAGGTAATGCAAGCCGTTCGTTGATGCTTTCAATTTGCAGCTGGGCGGCATCCACACGGCCCTGCGCCTCCTGCAGAACTTGCTCACGCTGAAGCAGCTGTTCCTTGGTGCTGACCTTGGGCAGCAGTTCCTTCAGCTGGTCATCACTCAGTTCATCTAGTTCAGCCAGGTAAGTGCTGATTTCGGGGCGCGGGTCCGGTGCATCTCCAAACTCACCTAGCTTCAGCTGCCCCTGCTGGGGCCGCTGGCGGAATTCCATTTCAGGGCCGCTAACCACAGTGCCCTCACCATCAGGGTTGTCCACCCGTGGCAACGGTGTGCCGTCCTCGCGGTACGCACCACCAGCGCCAGTGATGTCCAGCTGGAACTGGCCTTCACCACCCTCGAACGTCTTAAGCCCGGGGAACATGGTGTTGATCCTGTCCCGCTGCTGCTGCACCTGCTGCACCTGCAGGTTGCTAGAGGTGCTGCGGTCAATCGCTGAGTCACCAGCAGCAGCTGGAGGCAGCAATGGCTGGGTGATGCCACGCGGCACATACGGCGCCAACTCAACGTCAGCAACCTCATCGAGGTTCCAGGCCAGATCACCATCCGCCAGCCGGCGGGTCAAAGGGGTCAGCTGACCAGCACCGATCAGGGTCAGCGGCAGCAAGACGCCATCAGCGACAATCTTCCGCTGCAGGTTCTCGATGTAGGTGTTGTCCTCGCTAGCCGACAGCGGGTTCTCGCCAAACAGATCAGCCGAGTTGCCGAAATCAGCGTCCTGGTACAGCGCCGCCAGGGACGTGTCGATCATTGCCTCACCGCCCCAACGGGCAGTGTTCAATGCACGCCGTGTTGTTCTGTTGGTCTTGGCGGCAACCGCCAGCTGCCGCATCGTGTTCGTTTGCTTCAACCGGTTAGCGAGCATCCCGATCTGAGGGATACGCCGCAGCAGGGTGCTGCCGGTAAAAGCACCAGCCACTTCGCCAGCGGCCTCAGCGCCCAGCTCATAACCAAACTTGTCAGCAGGAGTGTTAGCGGTGTCACCCTCCCGCAGCGGGTTGATCTCCTTCAGCGGTTCAGACGAAATCTGCCAGGCAGGTGTGTTGTCGACCGGCGCCCCAAACGTCTCTTGGGCAAACCAATCCATCCCCGCATTGCCGAGCTTCAGCAGTGCATTGGGCACGCCCAACAGCATCCCTTCCCCCACGGCCGGTGAAGTCAGCGTGTTCAGGAACTGCGCCGCAGGCTTGGCCCATCCAGAGGCAGCCTCAAACCGCTCGTTCTTCAGTGCCCGCAACTCACTGGGGCTCATCTGATCAAGCTGGTCCTGAGGCAGTGGACCCTGGCTGTTGCCAACACCAGTCCGCAGGCTGTCGGTCAGCTGACCACCCTTTGCTTCGGGGTAGCCAAACTCGATGGGCTTGAGTTGATCAAGCTGCTGGTCATCCAGATCAGGCAGTTCGGGAAGTTGAAAATCCATGGCGTCAAGAAACGATTTGGATGGGCATGACCATTGCGTTCAACCAGGCACCTGGCGCCCTCGACGTAGACGACTGATCGCCATACGTCGTTGCTGGCGTGCTGTTTGATTTCTCCTTTTGCAGTGACTTCTCAAGCCACCCCCGGTAAGCACCGGTCGGGTCCAGAGTCGGCCCGTAGAACTTCAGCTGCTCAAGCAGGTAGCGGTGTGGTGGAACTCCAGCAGCCTTGGCCAATCCCTTCAGTTCCGTGCTGCCAGTCACCGTTCCTTCCCTGATGTCACTCAGCTCACTGCGCACCCACCGAGCGCTCATCACCGGCTTGTCGACGTAAGACCCGGCCTGCTCTGGAGTCACGCTGCTGGCCGCGGCCTTAGGCACCGGACCACTCTTCGGGTCTTGGTTGACGGCTGGCGGCGGGGTTGCATCACCCTTCAACAGCGCCCTGTTTTTGGCTGCCTTAAATGCCTCTGACTTCCGCACTGCCTCGGCAGAGTCAGCAAGGATCTGCGCTTCAGTCCCAGGGTCAACAGTCTTCCCCGCGTTATTTGGATCGTTGCGCCAAGCAGTCAGCTGCTTCCAGTACTCCTTGGTGTGGAGGGTCCGGACCTCGTTGCCAAAAGTCCGGTAGCGACCCTCCGAGGCAGTGACGGCTGCCCCTGGCCTAGAGCTGCTCCAGGTCCCAGACTGCCAGGTGCTGTTCCCTTTCAGCCCAGCTATTCCATCCTGCGCAAGGTCTTCCTTGACAAGGTTGTTGACCGCAGAACGCATCGCTGAGTTCTTGGGCAGCCCAGCGAATTGCGCCTCTCTGTTTCTGATAATCGCGACGTAATCCTTGTAGGCCTTCAGTCGCGCCTCTTCCGTTGGTTCACGGCTTGCAGCTTCACGCGCCAGCCGATAACCCGCTTCAACCGTTTCGGGCGTCAGATTGCTGAGCCCTTCTTCAAAAACCGCTCTGTCTTCAAAGTTGAGCGGGTAAAGACCGCCGTTGCCTTCAGCGACAGCCTGGTCATCGCTGACGCGCTCACGGATAAACCCTGCGGTGTCGCGATAACCAGCGCCCTCAAGCTGTGCCTCAAATCCTTTCAGCGCTTCTTGGTACTCAGGGCTATCCACCTGCAGGCCAGACATCGTCTGGTTCCACAGCTGTTCAGCACCGTTCTTGATCGCCTGCTGCCGGGCTTCATAAGAATCACTCTCTAGCTTCAACGCTTTGTTGCTGTAGTCCTGCAGCTCAAATGGATTTGCATCAACCCACCTCGGGCGCTTATCCATCGGCAGGTTGACACTGCCAAGACGGATGTTGTCGATTGCCGTCGTCGCCCCAGGAACATTGGAGTTGTAAAGCAAGCCAAGGTTTTGGCGAATCGATTCCAGCGCTTTCGTCTTGTCTTCACCGCCAAGAAGCGAAACACCTTTGTCAATTTCTCGGGTCAACAAAATCCCTGCTGCGCTCCCAAAACGGGGGTCACCAGGCATGAGCCGCTCACCAGTCGGCAGCAGAACACCCTCGCTGAGCATTGATGTCAGCTGTGATTTGACCGCTGCACCTGTCAGCGCCGTAGAGCTGCGATAAACCTCAGCTGAATACAGTTCACTCTGCTTCTGAGTGAACTTGTCCCAGCTCTTATTGATCTGCGGTGAGATGTAATAAGCGGATTCCAGCTCATCACCTGACAGGCCAAAATCAGTCAGCACGCCCTGCGTGAGGGCTGCCTTCCGCTGCATTAGCTCAGGACTGCCCGGTGTCATCGTGGCTAACGACCCTGCGTTCTGGGCCAGCTCTGCATTAAACCGAGCTGAAACCTCACCAGCAGCAAGCTGTGCCAATGCACGTTTGCGGCCTATCAGCTTCCAGGGGTTTGCTTCCTTGGCAAGCGTTGCGCCAACAGGGTCAACCTTTGCAATCGCGGTGACTGTGTTTGCAGCGTCAGCAGCCCCAGCTTCTTGGTTTTGCTGCAGCTGCAGCTTTGCCCGCAGCTGCTCATTTTTCAGCTCGTCGTAATAACCATCCTCAATGCTGTTGATGGCGTACTGGCGGAACCCCTTGTTGACAACATTGTCCAGCTGCTTACTGAATGGCTTCAGTGCAGTCGTCAGTTGTTCCCACTGGTTAAAGCCAGCAACGCTGCTGGTGCCCGCTTGCTGCTGGGTGACAATTCCCCGGCCAATTTGGATCTGTGGCCGTTGCGTTGGGCCAGCAATGTTGCTTTGCCCAGGCTGAACAAAGGAACCCAGAGGACGAGCCTGAGGCTGAATCTGGCCACTAAAAAGACGTTCTGCCATGACTCATCAATCTCCCATGTAGGACTGAATTGAATTCAGCAGCGCCGCGCCGCCAGACCCTCCGATCCCGCCGCCTGGAGTGCCAGAGCCGGAGTTACTCGTCGGCGTCTTCAGGGCTTTCATTGACCCGTAAGTCGAGAACCCTGTGGCGATACCACCCAACGCAGCAGTGCCAAGCTCGGTCAAGAACGCCGCCTGACTTGGTGGTGCGCCCACCCTGCTTGGCGGTGGCGGCGCAATCATCGTTGGCAACGGCGGGAATGGCTTGATTGGATCAACAACCTGAGTTGGGTCGTAGAAGTCCTGGCTGTTCCAGCGGCTCAGGTACTGCGTCACCGCACCAGCCTGCGAACGGGTGTACTGCCGATCTCTGATCTTTTTGTTGATGGCTTCAATCGTCATTTGGTCGCCCAGCTGAGCGGCGTAGTTGTTCACTATCCGATCAACGCTGTTGCCCTCGACGTTCAGCGCCTGCACCGACTCGCGGGCTTGCAGCGCTCGCCAGGTGTACTGCTGCTGTGAGACAGCCGCGGCCATCTCTGCCTCCATGTAGCCGTCGGAGATCGCAGATGAATCGCTGACGTAAGCAGCGCCAGCGTTGGCTCGCGTCTCAAACACCAGCTCAGCCTGCGCGGCTTCCTTCATGAACTCGACATTGCGCTGTGAGTTCGCGAAAGCCAGTTCCTGATTGAAGTTGAACGTGCTTTGCCAATACTTGTACTGAGCATTGGCGTCTGACGCCTTGGCGTTCAAGGTTGCCTGCCAAGACGAAAAACGATTGTTTGCTTGCTGAAAAGCAAGATCATCCGCGTACTTCTGCTTGGCAGCAGCGTTTCTCCCGAACGCGCCAAGCCCACCGCTAACGGCACTGATGCCACCACTGATGAGAGCCATCGTCAACGGTTCCATCAGGCAGCCCTCCAGAATTCAGAGAACAGTGCGCCCGCGTGGCCAATCGGCCTGGGGTCAGCAACAGTAAAACCCAGATGTTTTAGCCACCGGATGCTCTCTGTGTTCTTGGAATAAACGTCATTCCCAATGGGCATCCCAGCAACATCCAGACAATGCTGAACCCATCCTCGCCCTTCATTGCACAATTGCAAACGTCGGCGCCTTGTCGCAGTCAATTCCTCCGTTCCCAGCATCCAGATCCGGCTGCCGTTCAGCCCGGTGAGCCCCACAGGCTCTCCAGCATCGGTCTCAATGCACCTGCACACATCGCTCGCCTCCCAACTGCCCATCACAGCTTGGATGGGCTCGCTTTGGTGGCTAAGCCAAACCTCAATCCGATCCGCCTCGCGGAGGTTCTGACCAATAGAGATGACCTTCTCCTCGGTCGGCTTGGCCCATCTCATTGCATTGCCCTCGCTCTTGTTGTCACAAGTGCAATCCATTCACAAGTCGAGAACTTGCAAGGGATCGGCTTGTCGTTCCTTATCTCAACAAAAATCTGCTCACCCTGCCCGTAAATCGGGACGTTAAACACACCCTCAAAAAAGCGGACACTGTCGGCGTTGAAATCGCTCACTGGGGGCTTCCCGATAGCTGCGTTGCGAACAGCAATCACCGTGCCGTCGTAGGTGTAGACGCCTCCTTCCCTGAACTCAGGGAGGACGTGGACCTCGAAATAGCCGGATTCGTGATAACGAAGCTTTGCGCTACGGACTTGCGTTCGCACCGCGTTGGCCGCGGCTTTACCGCCACCGATCTCGCGGGTCATCTTGAACTTGGTGAAGCGATACCGGAACTCGTAAGGCTCCCCGCACATCACATCGACATTCCGCCAATCACCGCGAGCGACAATCGTTGTGCCGCTGCTTGCCTCACCAACCAAGACCGGGCCAGTGCTGGTCGGGCTAGTCATGTCCCACATTGACCAGATCTGCGTCTTGGCCTTCATCTCGTAGGGGACAGTGAAGGTTGATTCCTTTGTGTATTCGTCGTAGGTGGGCTCTCCAATCCGCAAGGGCGCCGGAGTTGCCGTGGTGCTGGTGACGCGGCGATCAAGCAGCAACGCATAAGGAGCGAACCCGTCGGTCTCTTCCTGCCTGTCCTTCACCGACATGCGCTCTAGAAACACCTCATCGCCGTACTGAACAAGCAGATACAGCTCTTCCTCTACACACAGCACCTGAAGGATTTGATCAGCACCAGTCAGCTCGAAATAGCTCCAGCTGGACTGAGCACGCTCAACGCCACCGCCCTGGTTCCGGTAGAAGTATTTGTAGGTGTAGATCCGGTTGCGATAGTCAGGCGCCATCGGCACGTTGTCGTATCGGCCGCTGATGGCGAACACCGCATTGCCGGTGTCATTCACCGTCATCTTGAAAACTTCTGACGGGATGTAGCTGCTGACGTAACCCGTCAAATCAGCTGCGTCAGCTGTCAACGCAGTACCCGCACCCCGGACGCTGAACTCACGCATCTGCGTCCATTCACCGTTCTGCTGGGCGAAGATGATTCCACCACCGGCCTGCTGTGGCCTGACGTTGGTATCAACCTCAAATTGCGTCAGCACTGTCAGCTGCGCTGTCTTAGGTGTCAACACTGTCTCTGCAGCGTTAAACCTGAATTGGTATTGAGCCGAGAAAAGAATCAGCTCGTCTTGATATGGCACCGCATAACGAAGGATTGAAACCTTGTTATTGCTGGCGACAAGATCAATCGGGTCCGTGTCGAGAATTGTGGTGACAGTCTCAGGAAAGAATTTGAAAAACTGTCTGGTCTGGCTCAGGATGACATTCTCGTCAGCCAAGAAACCAAGCCGGTTCTTGTAGATGAAAACATCATTGATTGGATAACCGATGAAACTGGGGTCTGGGGCAGTGTCGTAATCGCCGCATGTCCTGCCACCCCATGACGGGACCTCTCCAGGAATACCAGCGACTGTCTGGCCATTAGCAGGGCCAAACCAGAAGTTGCCATCAGCCTTCCGCACCAAGAGATGCGGCATGGTGCCTGGATCAACCTTGTACTCAACGCCAGGGCTGACAGTCTCTAGCCAGGCGCCTTCGTTGAACTCGTTGTTTGGGTTTTTGATGTCCGCACCACGCGGCTCGAACTCGACGTAGTAACCGTCGAAGTTGTTGCCAGGGTCGCCAGTGATTGAAACCTGATAACCAATTGGTGCGATCGTTGGCAGCTCAGTAAACGCCTGGACTGAATTCAGGATTGCGGTGATGTCAGCGTTAGATCTGGCGTCAGATACCTCAACTGCGATCGGGCTATTCCCGCGGAGCCAGATAACAGAACCAACCGCCGACATGGTCAGGCCGGTCCCGCCAAGCCCAGTGATGATCGCTTGGGCAATCTCTTCTGAACTGATCCTGTTCTCAGTAACAGTGCTGCCGCTACTCACAACAGGCGCAACAGGGGTCTCAACCTCAACCTTGGTGCCGTTGACGTTGACGATGTAGGTCTGGCCGTAGTTCGCGGCCCTCACCCAGATCAGACACTCATGGGGGAACGGACGCTGATTGGCTGGAGCCAGGTCCGTGCTCATCGCCGTGGGCGTTTTCAGGTTGCAGACGAAGGTGTAATCAGCAACCGTGACGGCACGAATCTGCGACCTGGCGTCAGTGACAGAAGCCAGATAATCAATTGATGTGCCGTCAATCTCAACGGGCTTTTCAGCCCCATCCAGGCCAAACACCTGAACGCTGTTGTTGGTGATAACAGAGAGATACTCCTCGCTCTGGTCCCTCAGAATGGAATGAATGAACGCATCACCAAACGGGGTGGAGCTGACCTTGGCGATAGTCCTTGTGAAATCCCGCTTTCGCAATCCCTCGGCAATTGACGAAACCGCGTTGACTTGAATTGCGCCCTGCGTGGGGTCACGCTGCGCATCAGGTTGCTGGCTAACCCCCTGGATCAAATTGGGGATTGCATAGGAAACAAGATCAGCCAATTGAGGCACCTCCGAACATTCCGCGGCGCAGCCCTGACTCTGAGCTGTAGGTGGGCATCGGCACAGAGAACGGGCCGCCCGTTAGTGAGTTGGGATGGGATTGCCCGTACTCAACCCTCATCAACTCCGACAGCGCAGCCTGCTCATCAACTGCGGTGTAGTTGATCAATGAATCAGAACCGAGCATCCGCGAAGCAAACACTCGCGCCGAACGAATCGTTGTCCATCGGTTAAAAGCTTCCGGGCTCTCGTCCCATGACAGCAACCAGATCACATCTGCCTTGATTGGGGCGTTGATTGGATCGATGTTGAATGATCTGTTTTTCTTGTCGTAAACCCTGGAGCCTCGCAGCACATAACGACCGTCAAGTTGATACGGGTCAACGTTCCACTTCACCACTGACGCAGGGATGTTGACCTCACCCGTGACGGCATCAACGTCGAACGGATAAGCAAATTCTGTATTCCAAGACCAGCCGCGGACTTGACCTTCTTTGGCGAATTCAAGCAGCGTTCGTTCCGCGACTCGCGCATCCTGAATTTGCTGATTCTCCAGTGAATCAACCGGCATCTCGCCGATGTTTGTGAGCAGAACGTTGACGGCGTCCAGCAGCGTCGTCCGCCCCGGAGTCGCCGCCTGCTGGGTGTTCGCCATCTGTCAACTGCACAGGTGATGACCTAATGGTAAAGCTCACAAAAAAAGAGGCCAGATCCGAAGACCTGGCCTCTGCACCCTGTGATCAGTCTGACTCAGGATAATCAGGCGACGCCGATTGACACGGCACACTCAGCACGCAGCACACCCATGCCGATGCTCTGACGAGCAACCATCAGGGTGGACTGGTGAGAAACGTTCCAGTCACCTGAGGTCACCTGCAGTGCAGGAGACAGCAGGGTCAGGACGCCGCAGCAGTCACGGTGGAACACAAGGCCCTTGTTCTTGCTGAGGTCCTGGGCGTACTCACCGTTGCAGTCACCAGCAACCAGTGTGTAGGCGTCCTGAGTGACGTGGTTGCTGGAGAAGATGGGGATACCAGCAACCTGCATGGTGCGGCCATCGGCGATGGTGCCGTTGGAACCGTTGCCACCGTTGAAGTCGGTGTTGATCGCACGCGACGACATGGTGATGGCGTAGTAGTCCTCAGGGCCGAAGACTGCATACAGGTTGTCGGTGGGGACATCCTTCTTCTCCATCGCAATGCGAGCGTCGAAG